GAGAACGTGGAAGTAGGTGACTGGACTGACATCCAGAAGCACTTGCAGTGTAGGTTCTTTTGTAGTGGTGGATACGATGAGGGTGGTGATGCAATCTATGTGAACGATGAGGGATTGTATGAGGAGACAGAGTTCTGGTATGCACCGGATGTGTACCCTTACCCTTATGCAGGTCGTGTGTTGTTCCTTGGTATTGATGCGGGAGGTAATTCCAAGGATGCATGGCTTGATGCAGAGGATGTTGCGGACATGGATCACAAGTTCATGACACGCGATGAAGTGAGTGTAATGGGAGACCTAGGATGATTGGTTATAAGGATCAGTACCTCTATCATGGTACGCATTTTTGGTGGGATGAGGATGACAATGAGTACATCCTGTGTGCAACGTGGAAGTTTGAGAAGAACTATCCTGATATGCCTGACTACTGGCATTTGGAAGACCTAGAGGTCGAGCAGTATAACGGTAAGTATGATGATAATGGACTGGATGTGCGTAATGGTACAAATGTCTGGTGTGATGTTGAACGTGATGGATGTCCTGTCGCTGACATAGTGGAGGTAGATTACTCATGAATCATTACACAACAGACCAGATGATTGAGTTCATCAGGGAGATTGACCCTTTAACTGTAGAGTTTGATGGTTATGATGGGATTCTTGAGGCCGCATCTGTGCGATTGTCAACGCAGTCACAGCATATTGACTTTTTGCGTGGTCGTCTTGCGTTGGCAGAGCATGTGATTGGTGAGTTGTATCTTATGCAGAGGGAGTATGAAGAATGAGTGATAACACACTGATTGCAAGTATATTGGAGTATGTTCGTGATCACTACATACACTTTGATTGTTACCCCGCAGATGTTGAAGTCGAAGGTAAAGTGTACAAGTGGGATGAATATTGGGAATTAATTAGAAACGAGAAGGTATGAAGAATGACAATAACTTTTGAGGATGGACGTGTGCGTCTTGAATCGATAGTTGTAGACTATCTGGATGATAGGAAGGGACTATGCAAGCGAAGTATACACCGGAACAAATGAAAATATTTGTTGGCATGTGGAATAACGGACACACTGCCGCTGAAATAGCTGAGAAGTTGGGCGGTTCGATCAACTCAATCAGACAATTTGCTTGTCGTTACCGCAAAAAGTATGGGCTTGAGAAGCGTGAAGGAGGACATGCTCCGCCTCGTAAAAACTTTGACAAAGCATGGCATGGTGTGATACCCTGTGGTCACTGGATGGTCACGAAAAAGTGGGGTTGAATATTTAATGGATACTTTAATTACATCAGCTATCTTGTTGATTTATGTGGCATTATTAATTACATCTTTTCTAAAGAAAGGAGATGATGAATGAGATGTGTTGCATGTAACTGTCTGTTGACAGACTTTGAGGCGACAAGAAAGTCGTCAGAAACTGAGGAGTTCCTCGATCTTTGCAATGATTGTTACAATCCGATACGCGATCAAGTCAAAGCAGTTGAGCGACATGACCTCATGAGTATTGATGACATTGTTGACACTGAAGATTATTCATGATACACTATTCTCTCTAGAGTTATCTAAGAGATTACTTTATTATTATTATCTTTAGAGTCTTTGTATCTACAAAGGAGACTACAGAGTATGGGTGATTTAGAAATTCCAATTGAAGAGTTCTCTCTTGCGATGGAAGAACACAACAATCACATTATGTTGACAGACTGTTGTGAAATGATTTATCGTTATGGTCTTCATCGTGTACTAACTTCTCTTGCGGATTACTGTTGCGATCCTAAAGAGTCTTATGCACTGATGGTGTTGAGTAAGTACTACAAGGAGAACGAGAGTGGCTTTTGTAAAGATGCACCTACCATGCAATGATTGCGGGTCTAGTGATGCATTGTGTGTAAATGATGACGGATGGACTCATTGCTTCTCCTGTGAGGCACGTAGAGCACCTGAGTCAGACGATTGGGCAGAGCGTAATAGTGAGGTACTGATGCACGCTACAACATACGACAGTGAGCCTATTGGGGCTTGGAACAATGACGACTTATACCGAACGATTATCGACAGAGGTATCAGTCGAGACACCGCCAAGGCGTACAAGTGTATACGTGATGGTGAAGATGGTGTGACTATGTTTGCGTACACAGATGCCAAGGGTAATGTGATTGCTGAGAAGGTACGCTCGCATGACAAGAACTTTTTTATCAACGGTAACTGGAAGGACGCACAGTTCTATGGACAGCACCTGTTCAGTAAGGGTGGTAAGTTCGTTACGATTGTTGAGGGTGAGTTCGATGCGATGGCCGCGTACCAGATGCTTGGGTCTAAGTATCCCGTTGTGTCAGTACGCAATGGTGCAACCTCTGCCGCCAAGGATATACGCAAGCAATACGAGTGGTTTGATTCCTTTGACAACATCGTTATCTGCTTTGACGGCGATGAAGCAGGGCAGAAAGCGGCATCACAGGTAGCAGAGATCTTTGGTGGTAAGGCCAAGGTGTTCAAGCACCTCGATGGCATGAAGGATGCGTGTGATTATCTTCAGCAGAAGAAGATGAAGGAGTTCTCCGACAAGTGGTGGGCATCTGAACAGCATGTACCTGACGGGATCATTGTGGGTAGTAGTCTGTATGATGATGTGATGAAACCTCTTGCACCTGCTGATTGTGTGTATCCTTTTGCAGGGGTAAACGATCTGACCTATGGTATACGCAAGGGTGAGCTAGTCACTATCACTGCAGGATCTGGACTGGGTAAGTCACAGTTTGTGCGTGAGATTGTGTGGCATGTACTCAACAAGACTGAGGACAACCTAGGTCTGATGTTCTTGGAGGAGTCAGTGCGTAAGACAGGTCTATCATTGATGTCTCTTGCGGCTAACCAACCACTCCACTTACCAGACACAGACGCAACCGATGAGGACAAGACTGATGCGTTTAACAGGACACTCGGTACTGACCGTATATATCTGTTCGATCACTTTGGTAGTACCAGTGTTGATAACATTATTAGTCGAGTACGATATCTTGCCAAGGGACTGGGCTGTAGTTATGTATTCCTCGATCATATTAGTATCGTGGTGTCTGCTCAAGCCAGTGGTGATGAACGCAAAGCAATAGACGAGATCATGACCAAGCTACGTATGCTTGTGCAGGAGACAGGCATTGCTTTGATTGTGGTGTCACATCTCAAGCGTCCTGACTCCAAGGGACATGAGGAAGGTGCGGCTACATCTCTTGCTCAACTGCGTGGGTCTGGTTCTATCGCACAGTTATCTGACATGGTGATTGGACTTGAGCGTAATGGTCAGGCTGAAGATGTGCAAGAGCGTAACACTACCCGTGTGCGTGTGCTGAAGAACCGATTCAGTGGCACAACTGGACCTGCAGGTGCATTGCTGTATTCTCGTAACACTGGTAGAATGACTGAGATTAATGAAGAGGAGTTGTAATGAGGGTATTGGTACTCGACATTGAGACCAACCTTGCACACGATACGATATGGTGTTGTGGTTGCCACTATGACAACTACACCTCTATCTACACAGATGCTAAGCACGTACAAGCATTAGTAGATAAAGCCGATGTAGTGGTAGGACATAACATCATAGGGTTTGATGGGCCAGTGTTGTCACGGGTTTGGGGAGTCAAGATTCCCCTCTCCAAAGTCCACGACACTCTGGTCATGTCAAGGCTATGGAATCCACAACTGGAGGGTGGTCATAGTCTACGTGCATGGGGTGAAAGGCTCGGTGATTTCAAGGATGACTTCACTGATTTTGATGGTGGTTACACTGATGAGATGGCTGACTATTGTATGCAGGATGTCAACGTAACCGTGAAACTGTATGACAAGTTGTCAAGAGAACTCAAGGACTACGGTCACTCTGTTGATCTTGAACATCAAGTTGCACACATCATGAAGAAGCAGGAAGACAATGGTTTTAAACTCAATGAGAAAGAAGCTATCTCTTTGTTGGCTACGCTTAAGGATAGGATGGCTTTTATCACTGACCACTTGCAAAATATATTTCCTCCGATTGTGGAAGAGCGTTGGTCAGAGAAGACCGGCAAGCGTCTCAAAGACGGGGTTACCGTATTCAATGTGGGGTCAAGACAACAAATCGCACAGCGTCTTCAGGAGCGTGGCGTTAAGTTTACTAAGAAGACTGAGAAAGGCAGTATCATAGTTGATGAGGGTACACTTAAGGGGATTGATCTACCTGAAGCACAACTGATTGCTGAGTATCTGATGATACAGAAGCGTGTTGGTCTGCTTGATTCATGGATTGATAGCGTTAAGGATGACGGTAGGGTACACGGTAGGGTGATCACTAATGGTGCTGTGACTGGACGCATGACACACCAGAAACCAAACATGGGGCAAATCCCTAGTGTCAACAGTGAGTATGGTGCGGAGTGTCGAGCCTTGTGGATTGTAGAGGAAGGTAATGTTCTCGTTGGTACTGACCTGAGTGGCATAGAACTACGATGCCTAGCTCATTACATGCAAGATGATGAATGGACAGAGGAGTTATTGAATGGAGATATCCATCAGAAGAACGCTGATGCCGCAGGCATTACGAGACCGCAGGCTAAGACTCTCATCTATGCAACCCTTTACGGCGCGGGACCCGCAAAGATTGGTAGTATTGTCGGGGGAGGTGCGCGTGAGGGGCAAGAGGTCTTGTCGCGCTTTTATGCTAACACCCCTGCGTTATCAAGACTTATGGAAAAAGTTAAGAAAGTGGCGAGCAAAGGGTACGTACCCGGGTTGGATGGTAGAAGAATCATTGTTAGATCTGAGCATGCCGCGCTCAACAGCCTCCTTCAAGGTTGCGGGGCTATCATTGCAAAGCAGTGGTGTATTGAAGCACACAAACAATTCAAGCGATTTCGCTTACCTGTGCGACAAGTTGCATTTGTACATGATGAAATTCAAATTGAAACATCGGAGAGAGATGCTCAAGATGTTGCAATGTGGATGACTACTTCTGCGACACACGCAGGAAAAGTCTTGGGGTTTCGGTGTCGCGTTGATGCTGAAAGTAAAATAGGTAACAATTGGTTTGACACACACTGAGTAGTTGTGTTATAATATATGTTCAATTACTTCCTACGGAGAAAAGTATGAGTGATTTATTTAAGATTCAGGACATTGAGTTGTACTGGCCTAGTCTGTATGAGGTGAATCCAACATCTCAAAAGTATCAAGTTGACTTGGTAAACCTCAACCCTAAGCAAGTTGAGAAGCTTGAGAGTCTGGGTGTTGATGTGCGCACCAAGGATGATGAGCGTGGTTTCTTTGTGACATGCAAGTCTAAGTATGAGATCACACCTTACGATACAAGTGGTGAAGCTTTACCTCGCAATATCAAAGTAGGTAATGGCTCCCGTGGTACTGTGATGGTTCAACCATATGCATGGAAAGGACCGACAGGTAACAAAGGTGTCTCTCTTGGTGTCAAGAAGCTGATCGTCACAGACCTTAGCGAATACGTTGAGTCTGATGATAAGTACGAGGATGTAGAAGTACTTTGATCGCACTGATTGATGGTGATATCCTCTGTTACCGCATAGGATTTGCAACACAAGAGGAGTCTCAGGATGTGGCTATTAGGACGATGGCCTCGTTCCTTGAAGATTTAGTTATGTTTGATCTTGATGTTGGGGAGTGGAAGACTTATCTAACTGGCTCATCCAACTATCGACATGACTACGCCATCACAGCACCTTACAAAG